GCATAGAGATAAAAAACCAGTAGGTACAGCGTACTCAAAGTTCCCGTGACCATTTCCATCTGCGTTGCCTGACGATATAGCGTGAGATGGCGCACCAAAATTGAATTCAAAAGTTCTTGAACTATCTGTACCACAATTTAAATAAGGTATAAATATACCGCCTTTTTGTGCAGTAATACCAGTAACTAAAGCTCCTGTACCATTAGCTGGGTCGCCAGAATTATAATAAGTACCATTTAGGTGTGCATAAAATTTGCCATTATCAATATCTAAAGCAAGACCTAGTGTGTCGCCTGCAGAAAAACTTGTGTAACCACTATTAGCACTAGATGATTTTGCAGTTACACTATTAAAAACTGTTAAACCATTACTGCCGTTACTGTACACAGCATACAGTGGGAAAGTTGTGCTTGTGTCAGCATCACCTTGTGGACAGTGACTTTCACAAAAACCCATTCTTGCGTGAGTACCAGTCATTTTTACTTCATAGTACCACTTTCCAGAATTAGCTCCTATAGTTCCATTTGGCGATTGAGAATATGTTGAATATACAGCTTTTGTATTACCTTCAGAAAATACAATATCGTCTGATTTGTTTAATGGATTTGGCAAACAAAAGTTATTAGTAGGGCTGTCAACACTAATATCAGTTGAAGCTAAATTAACTGAGGTTAAATGATTAGTATTACCACTAGTGTCTGCTCCTATTGTAGATGCACTAGCAGTACCAGTTCCTGATTGTTTAAACTGTAGTCTTAAACCATTAGTACCAAAAGTTAGTCCTGATGTATTTTTGGGAATCCATATGTCATTTTTTAGTTCTCCAAATGATGCTGGTGTTAATTGTAATCCATCAATTAGAGTTGCTTCTGCAAGATAACCACCAAAATATTCTGAATTATAATTCATTCTTCCTATGTTTAATGTAGTTGAGCCATCATTAAATTTTGTTTGAAAGTTTTCATCTGGTTGTGTTTCATTTGCAAAAGATGTTTCTTCAACACCATTGACATAAATCCTAACCCTGTTTCCTGCTGTGCCATTAGTAGTGTCATAAGCTACAACAATATGATACCAAGCACTAACATCTCTAAATTTTCTATTTGTTCTTATTTCAAAATTTGTGCTATTAGATGTATTTTCTTTAACAAACAATTCATCATTTGTATCAAACCAAATAAAACATTCATTATTACCATCTGTTGATGCTGAAAATATTGCCTGTCTATCATTTAGACGAGTTCTTTTTACCCAAAAAGAAATAGTAAAGGTTCTTCTATTACCTGAACCTTGACTCTTATGTAAGTAAGCACTGTCTCCAGCGTTTTGTCTTAGTGAGTTACTTATTTTATGGCTATAAAACGCACCGCCTGCATTATACATCCACTGTGAAGAACCAAAAGGACCACTCATTATGAGAACGCCAATTGAGGTGCGCCAAGCAGTATTCGCCCTGCTGCTGCTACGACATAAGGTACTATATCAGTAGCTGAAGCTGTCGAGGTAAGCGTTATTCCTGCTCCAGCTGCAGTTTCATAATCACTGCCTAGAGATAGTGTCCGTCCACCAGTTCCATCTTGGATGAGTGTGATAAACCCTGACTGTCCTACTACTTCTGTGCTTGGGTTAGCAAGCGTTACGTTACCTGTTAGTGTGAGTACAAAGTTTTGGTTTGTAGTAAAGTTTAGTGTGACTGAACCTGTGTTGCTTGTGTCTGTGTCTGTTGAACCTTTAACTGAGCCTGTCATAGTTCCACCAGCTTTAGGCAGTGCAGCATTAGCAGTTGTTGTTGTGCTTGTAAGTACAGCATCTCTAGTAGCTATATCAACTCCGTCGAAGGTACTGTTAGTTGTAATAGCTCCCGTCATAGCACCACCAGCTTTAGGCAGAGCTGCAGCAGCTAATGTACCTTGGGCGGCTGTAGCGTAATCACTAGCAGCGAATGCTTTAACCTGTGCAAGGTTCGTAACCTCTGAGTCCATCAAAGCTCCAGCCGCAGTCACATTAGCTGTATCTGTCACATTTGATGAGGCTTCTATCCCATCGAGTTTAGTCTTTAACGTATTCGTAAAGTTATTTTGAGTTAACCCACCATCTCCTACATTATAAGTAGTATTAGTATCAGCTGCCCACGTTAGGCCACCAGTGTTACCAGACTGAGCTGTAAGTACATATCCATTGGTTGGGCTATTACTAACCTTAAGATTAGCTTCATCAATTATATTGTCAGCGACGATTGTAGCACCATCGGCTGTTGAGGTAACTTCTCCACTATGGTTTGGGTGAGTGTAGTTATTTGCACTTGCGGCTATCCCATCGAGCTTCGTACCATCAGCACTGACGTCCCGACCGTCCACTGTCCCAGAGCCAGCTAAGACCAAATTTGGAACTGTTACGTTACCAGTGAAAGTAGCACCAGATAGAGCGGCCATCCCTGCCGCACTTATGTAAGCTGACACCCACGCAGAACCACTCCAGTACTTCATACTACCAGCGGTTGAGTCGTAGTATAAATCTCCAGTCGTTAAAGCATCACCATCGTTATCGACAGATGGGGCTGATGATTTAGATCCTAAATATTGGTCAGTGAATAGATCTAGTGATGCTGCGGCACTAACTGCACTAGCTGCCGCCTCAGAAGCTTTAGTTGTGGCTGTCGATGCAGAAGCAGTTGCTGATGACTGTGAGCTTGCAGCTGCGGTAGCGGAATTAGCAGCATTATCAGCTTTGGTTGTGGCTAGTGCCACTTGTGCAATTGACAGAGTTTTCTGTTCGGTAGCTAAGACCACTTGAGCGGTTGCCAAGGCTACTTGGGTGGCTCCATTGCTTGTAGCTAAATCTGCCTTAGTAGTTGCTGTACTAGCACTAGTAGCCGCAGCATTCTTTGAGACTAAAGCAGCTGCGTTTGAAACTTCGGAAGCTGTAGCTGAAGTAGCAGATGCAGAAGCTGAGTTAGATGATGCTGTAGCACTGGCAGCCGCAGCATCTTTGGACGCAGTGGCTGCATTGTTGAGTGTGGTGATGCTTGAGATTGAAGCACTAGTAGTGCCTGTATTTGAATAGAACGAACTATCAGACATAGATTGTATTCCTCATAAAATTAATCGTCATAAACTGCGGATGGTCGCATAACTTGTGAGACACCCGATTGCTCTGCCGCGTTTGCCTGTTCCTGTATTTCATTAAGTATTGCGATGAACTTCTGTTCAAAGACAGCGGTCCTCTCGTCTAGATAATAATCAGCTGCATATCCTAAGGCGGCATAGCAGATTAAGTCTGAGGCTATTTTCGCCAGGGTACTCTCATCGGAGTCGGCACTCATAACTTGGAATTCACCGTAATAATCTATCTTTAGTTCACCAGACGAGGGGGCCGGATAAAGCTCTAGCGTCTCACGTTTTCGCATGAAGTACTTAGGTATTCCCTCTTCCTTACCCTCACTTATCTCGTTGAACTCGTGGGATGGTAAGCTAACCAAGTGCTGATAGCCGTGGCTTATCGATATAAGTTCCAGCATATCACTCGGTACTAATACAAAAGATACTTTGTTAGTAATTGCATAAGTCAACGTCCGTTCCATCGATGGGACCCTGAGTTGCCTCTGTATCCTCTGAATGCCTTGCTCAATAAAAGTGTTTGCCAGGGCATCTGTAATATCGGACCTATTCAGTAGAGCCTTGAAGTGTGTCCTCAGGTTTCCATAGTTCATTAATGTAGTCCTTTAATTAAAAGCTTTCTTTTCGGTTGTCATAAAGTAATCGAGGTTCTGATCTCGAAGTCTTTTAACAATCTCTTTTCCTGAGACCTCATAGATGTTGAACCCTTCGCGCATCCACTGATCTGTAACCGCTGTTGGGATCGATGCGACACGCATGAATTCTTTTTCCCGTTGTTTGCCGGAGTTGTTTCGTTCATCTTTAAGACCATCCAACCATTTCTGATCGATGTTCTGGGTATTCTTCATGGTTAGGCCGTCATGCTCTGCAATCCAGTCTGTATTAACACTGTGAATAAGTGGGTCTTTTTTACTAGTAGTCATATCTTTAGATCTCCTTTTAATAGGGTGTCAGAATGCTTCCCCGGGAAGGAGAGCACAAAACCAGGGAAACACTCTGACGGTATCTAGCCCCAGGTAATTAAACCCAGGGCTAAAACTTGTTTTATTATGACAATCCAGTGATCATGCCGGAGTCAGCAAATGAGTTGTGCTTTAAGCTCATTTCTCCAGTGATCGAATGTGAATCTGCATCACCAACTTTAGCTAGAAGTGTTCTAGCGAAGGGTCTGAGTACACACGTTTTAAACATTGCCGGATCAATCAGGAATGCGTGTGTTGTCATTTGGTGTCTGTTTAGGACAACCTTGTACTCACCGTATGGAGAAACATAGAGGTCAATCGCATTGACTAAAGATTTAGTCTGAGCGAATTCTCGGTTTCTACCACTTGCAGCGGCAAAGCCAGCAACGATTCGTGCGTCGGCTGGTTTGATCATGAATACAGATGGATCAGATCCATTAGTGTACCACGTCTGCCCTAGAGTGAGCAGCTTAGCCTCTGTCATTGCGTCGGTAGCATTTGAACCAGCGTCGATAGAAGTAGAGATCAACTGATCTATACTAGCCATTTCACGAGCGGCTGAAGCACTCCCTGCAACGGCTGCATTAGAAGCTCCGCAGAATGCGTATTCTACGTCTCTCTTAATGTTCTTTAGAGTTCGCCCCATTTGGTATGCGGTTTCTTTCGCACGGCCATAGGTTTTCACTGCATCAGAAGTTTCGGAGATCTTAAAAGTCTCAGAAATAATCTGACAAGTCCCAGTCCTTTCGGTCGGGTTGCCTAAAGTTATGTCGGCCTGGGTGGCTCCCTCAACTTTTGCATTTGCGGCAGCGGCTCTTAAGCTGTCTTCGAGGTAGCTAAAAGTTCTGTTGTGAACCTTCTCGCTTTTGAACATGGTGTACATTGGGGTGTCTGAAGGCGTGATTGTAGTAATTACGTCAGACACATCCTCCGCACGGCCGATTTGGTTGTATGTAGTAAATGTAGCCAAGATGTATTCCTTTCATGGCGTTAGAGAGTTGGGTTTAAGTTTCCCAGCGCGATAACAATACCTCTGCAATATCATCAAGATTACCAGCCAGCTGTGAGCCCTCTCTCATCCGCTTCATTGCGGCAGAGGTCTTGGCTTGTTTCGCATCTTGCGAACTTGCTGGTGCTTTCTTCGATCTCAGAACCTTCACCGGGGGTTTAGCAACCTTTTTGGTGGCGGCAGTTTTCTTGGACTGATCGTATAGTCGGGCTTTGTTCAGAATCTTGATCACGGATGGATCAACGTATTGATCGACCTGATCTTGCTGGAAACCCTGGGACACCGCATAAGTTCGAATGGAATTGTATAATTCGTTCGACCAATCGGGTACATCTGCCGATAGTACTTTAATACATTCCTGGGCTTGCATCTGTTGTTGCTTCGCCTGGTCTTGCTTAAAACTATCGTAGAAACTATTGGATTCTTCTTTCAAAAACTTGAGATTGTCTTCGGCTACTCGGGCTTCATTCCTGAGTTGGGCAAAGTCGTCGTCTGACATTTGCTTTGCAGCAATAAGCATATCCACTTTAGAATATGGTTCCCACTGTTTCTCAGCTCGCTCGAGCATCTTGTTGTAATGCAGTGAAGTACGTTCCAAAGCTTCATCAGCTTCTTTTCGTCGTGCACTGGTCTCTTGAGACTTCTTAGTGAGAGAAGCTTCTTGTCCGTAAAGACGTTTCAAGTCCTTCAAAGATGCCTGTTTAGTTTCACCGTCAACTGAGATTTCAACTAATGACTCATCGGTTAGTTCCAATGACTCTTCAGCATCGTCTTCGTTTTCGACTTCTTCTTGAACGGGGTCTTCTTGGCTTTCTCCGTCGTCAAGGAGTTCTTCATTCTCATTTACATCCTGGGCGTCTGTCTCAGTGACTTCCTCGGATGTTGCCTCGTCAGAGTTCTCAGCTGGTTGATCTTCATCAACGGCTTCCCACTTCTTTAGAATAGCATCTTCGACATCGATTTCTCCGAATGCCGTTGTTACAGGTTCAATTTCTTGGACGTTGGTATCGTTCAATGGTCCATCCTTTCATCTGTTTCGCTGTTGTCGCGTTCTATTTTATTAAGTATCTCGTCTCTCACATTCACGCGCTGTTTTAGTGTGTTCACAAGATCAACTAAGGCCCGGTAGTGGGCGTAGGCAGATTCTCGGACATCCTTCTCAGAATGCTGTGAGTTAACGAATTGTTGAAAAGTTGCTTCCACGATAGAATCGATAGATCTCGAGAAAGCTTCGTGATTGATTAAAACCTCGGCATCATTGCCTTGGTCAACTAATACATCATCAGTAGTGCTCATCCTTATTTCCTTTCTTTTTATTATTTCTTAGGCGGTCTGCCTTTTTTAGTTCCGTAAGTACCTGGGCCTTTTGGCATATGCATTTCCTTCCTTGGTTAATTATCCGTTAGGGCTGGCGATTGCTCGAACATCATCAGTTGACTGAGCGAGGATCATCTCGGCTCTGTCGATTACCTTCTTGTGTTCAAACATTGCCTCTTTCAGATCAATTCCATCTGATTGTATTGCGAATGATTTCTCAGCTTTCATTTGATCGAGCTCAGCTTTCATCTGTGCAATTTGAGTTGTTAGTTGAGCTTTCTGCTCAGCGACCGCAGTCTGTCGGTCTTGGATCTCCATACTTTGTTGGAGCTGTTGTATCTGTAACTCTTGCATTGGATCTGGCTGCTCTTCTGGCAGATCTTGAGGTGCAGTAAGGTAAGACTTAACATTCTTAATACCAGTGAGATCCATAACGTGGGACATCAAATTGTATTGGTTTTCAGCCGTGTACATTTTAGCGAGACTTGGGTCACTTTGGAAAGCTGTGTGCATACCTAGGTACTTCTCAGCTTCTTTCTCTTGCTCACCATAACCAAGGGCTAATTCGACAGTAACGTCACGTTTGGATGCCCAGTCTGATGGGTTTACCTCAACGTACTCTCCACCAGTCATCTCAATGATTTTCTGGCTGTCTTCGTTTTCAACGCACAGCGAGTAAACCTTGTGGTAGAGAGGCTTTAGGAATGTGTTAGCAAAGTTCCTGGCAATGATCTTTTGACGCTGTTGTGACATCGATGCAAGTTGTTCAACCATTGCAGCTGAGTTCTGCTTGGACACTGCGTCCTTGTTTAACCCTTGGCTTAGTCTACTAACTCCAGTTGTCTCTTCTTTGTCTTGTTCGAGCTGTTGGATAGTCTGGAAGATAAACGGGTTAAGCGGAGCTTGCATCATCGGAGAGATAGCATCTGGTCGAGTTACATTTACTAGGCCACCAACGCGGTTATCAATTAGCTCTCTAGGGTTCGACAATCCACCTTTGATAACTACATATCTTGGGTTTGTGGATATAACTGCGTGGTCTAAAATTGCCCTGGTTAATACAGTTCGAGCGTTCTGTGTTGGAATAACTTTTGTACTGAAGTTACTACCGAAGAATGCATGAGGGATCGGAAGCGGAACAAATGCTATGAATGGTTTCCCGGACACTTTATCTTTCGATAACAGTTGATTCCCGGCCTTTACGATACGATATAGTTCGGCAATTCCAGATCCCTCAATATCTAGACTGAGATAAGATTCATAGACTGTTATGGATCTCACTTGGTCTTGATATGAGCCTGACCCAAAACCTCTGTCAGCTCCTATGTTCTCATGACGAGATAGGACTTCTGGGTCGGTTTCTAGGTCGACGTCATCGTGTTCCCCAATGCGATCTAGTTTCTTCTCATCCCAGCCTTCTTCACGAAGCTCAGACAAAGTCTTTCTAGTTCTATGGGCACAGAAGATAACGTCCTCTAAGCTTTTCGCCTGGGGAGCTATTAAGAACTCCTCAGGGGCGACATTTTCTATAACAACTTGCGATGTATCCTCGGTGATAGCGAAAGTACCACTTGTGAGCCCGAGCTCGTCTGGGGTGGATATTTCATCGATTTCTACATTGTCTTCAGCCAGGATGGAATCAAGCTCATCAGCTGTTAAATCTGAGAACTCCTCAATTCGTGTTTCATCTTGGGTTTGCCAGAACACTTTAGCTATCCCAGCTCTAGCGATTAGGCCGTCGTGGATAGCTGTAGACATTACTGAGTACAGGTCGTTCTGACGATTGCAGACGAAATCCGTGTAAGATGTGCACACCTCAGCCATCCGGGCATCTTCGCCAGTTTGAGGCTCAAACTTTACGGTTTTATTACCAGCTGCGAATGTTTCTAAAAGTGTAGCCTTAGAGCTCTCAACGGAGTCGTAGACGTCCTGGCTTACATATTTGGAGTTACCATCATGAGTTGGGCGTGGAAGGACTGCATTATAATAGTCCAAGACCTTCTTACGCTCTCGACTTAGTTGAGAGTCATAATAGCCTATCGACCTTCGGATATTGTCCTCGATCAAGGTAACTATGTCTGAGTCACTCAGTTTTTTGTAGTCTTTTTTAGATGCCATTTTAAATCACTTCTATGTAAAATTCGGATGTGGATTCTATTGGGGTCCACGCTCCAGTATGAACATGGTTTGCTAATGCTAACGAGATTACAGTGTCGTCAAAACAACTACTCTCTGCTTGCATACTGCCACTCTCAGTAACGATATAAGTCATCATTTCTCTGAGTGTTGTCTTACAATTTAGCTCAAGCTCGTCTTTTCTCATTGCGGCTCTGAGTTGATCTATGATCAGGGGCTTAGTCTTTGCCGTAGTTGAGAAACCTAGTTTCACTGTCTCACGGTCTGTTATCTTGTCGTGTTGCACCTCTGTATAAAAATTGGGGTAGGCAAGGTCTTTTCCAAGCCTAGTGCACGTCAGTATTCCGTGAGAGTTATTCTCGACACAGATAAAAGCCTCATTGTAATAGTCACCAAGTGCATAAAGAACCTGGGCAAAATAGTCCGGGTGGACGTGCCCTCTCCAGATAGCAACTTGTCGTTTTTTACTATCGAGAACCTGGGCAACTGAATAGTCACCAGTTCTAATTCCCATGGCAACATCAGCTCCTATGACGTACTGTTCTCCGGGTACATGAGGTCTAAACGTGGACAGCTCGCCTCGAGCGTTGTTTACGAACTCCTCACCCTCGAGTGCCAGGCGTTCACTTAGGTCGCGTGTTGTCTTTATCTTTTCTTGCAGCTGCTCTGGGTTAAACACGGGCCGACCTGTAGTTAGAAAGGCTTCTTCGGGTTCTGATGGGTACTCCTGTCTGAATAGATCAATGCCATTCTGAGCAATCTTGTGACGTCTAAACATCAGCTGCCCATCATCGAGATCATACAACTTACTAAGGTCTTCCTCTTCAGGAGTTCTCTCGAAACTTTCTGGTATTGCTTCCCGATATTCCGGGTCGGCAAACCAAGGTATAAAAACTGGAACGTAGCCATTCTTTCCGTCTACAGCTCCTCGCCATAGATCATAGAAGACACCGTTCACACCGTTAGCGGTACTCTCTACAAAGATGCACGTTCCTTTTGCGTTTGGAACGGCTTGGGTCAGCCCATTCCAGTTATCTAGTGCTGTGCTCTTCTGCCAGAAGCCAAGTTCTGAGGCGTGGACATGGGTTAACGTTTCTCCTCGTCCAATGCTCTCACCACCAGCTGTAGCGACAATAAAAGAGCTATCTAAGATATTAAAGTTTAACTCTCGCCTCGAGCTATACTTAGTCTTGGGCTTTAATATGTCCGGGCAGTGTTCGTGGAACCTTTTGGTCATATCAAAGAGGGCTCTGGTACTATCTGCGTGGTGTGTGACCACCATAGCTTTACAGGCAGGGCGTTGCGACACTGAGTGGTATAAGTAACCACCAGTATAAGTAGATAGACCCTGTTGACGTGCTTTTAGGATAATTATTCGGACTTTGCCATCTGTCTTAAGTTGACTAGAGACTGCTTTGTCTAAAATCTTCTGGGCGTTGTTTAGTTTTAAGGGGGCAATCTGTCCGGTTTTAGTTCTTATCTTTAGTGCTGCGTTTGAGTAAAACTTAAAGTTAGTTAATAGTTCTTTCCGTATTTTTACTAATCTCTGATCCAATTTCTGCTCCATCTTCATCTTCGATTTGTGGCAGAAGTGATGCTAAGAAGTCCTCTGCCTTTCCAACGGTAATGTCGGATTTAGCTACTGGTTTCGATCGACAGAAATCTAATACTAAACGAGCAGCTGCCAGGCGTTCTCTAGTTTCACCTGGTGAACGTAGTACTTCCACGGCTGTTGTGAGTGCTTCTTTGGAATACTCATCATCTATGTTGAATTCTTTTGTCATTATCTTAATAACCTCTCTAGCTTCTTTTTTGATCTTGGCTCGAATGGGCTTAATTTCAGCCAAACGATATCCATCAGGTGTTCCCATAGGGCGACCAGGGTTTTTCCGCTTTTTAGTGGACCACTGCCGCCTCAGGGCTCGACCTTCTTCGGTTTGCATGAGTGTACTGAAGTAGTTGTTCTTAGGAGCTTTCTGAGGCTCCTTAGCTACCTTTGGGGCTGATCTCTTACGCACTGAGAGCACCCATGTTCATATCCGGGGATAGAGCTCCTGGGGGCGGTGGTGGCTGGGCGTTACGCTTCTCTTCTTCTTCCGAAAGATTAGCTACGACACCCATAACGATTGCCATAATAGTGGCTAATGGGTAGCTGTGGAAAGTTACAGGGTTGTTGCCACCCATTTTATTAAATACTTCCCGTATGGCTCTGGCAGTTTGGGGTGCAACCTTTTTAAGAAGCTTTGGATTGATAAAGTATACCCACAGTGGATCAACCGCCAACTCAGATACGGTAGACAAATAAGTCCGTCTAAACTTGTTGTTTATTTCTTGTAACTTATTGTCGTCAATCCTAGACCGTAAAGCTGGGTTAGATTTAACGTACTCTGCTACTTCGCGTAACGGGCGTACACCAGTAGTGCCCAACTCGGGTCTCCTGGCTATTTCAACGTCAATGTTTTCTTGTAGGTTTACGATTTCTTGTAGTACTTCATTTTCTCTACCGTAATTTTCAACAGCGTCTAAAATGAAATCCTCGAAAGAACCAACTTTAACGGTCTCCAATGCTTGTTCGGCAAGTACAAATGGGTTCTTTGCTTCTCTGTATTCTGCGCTAGGAACTCTATCTACACGTTGGATTGCGAGACCATGTGCAATCTCATGCATTAAACTCGTAAATTCTTGTACAGTACCCACCGCTCCATTGAACATTGGGTGGTCAGCCCCTTGTTTTAAGACCCTGACGTTTCCTTTGGTTGTCGACCTAATAAGCCCATCTGCACCCTTTACGTCGGGCATACCAGTGTATTCGCCAGTCGTACCTTCCGACATCTCATTTAGGAATGTGACTGTAAGGTTAAGTGCCCTGGCAAGCTCTAGAGCTTCACCTAGGGTGCCAATACCATCTTCGTATTTACCACCCGGCTTAGCAATTTCAAAAGTCGCTTTAGCTGGCTCGACGTATGGCTTTAGGCGTCGTACGCTCGGAGGATTGGTCCTCGGTTGATTTCCTTCCGGGCTGGTAAGGGCTGGTCCCCTGGATTGCCGTATAACCCCTTCGCCTTGTCCTCTTCCTCTTTCCTGAGCAGATAATTCGCTAAATCTAGCTCTGCCCTCTCGTTCCCGTTCAATGGCCTGGGCTTCCCCGGAGACTGTTTTGATTGCTTCTTTTGCTGCATCTATGTAATCCCTTGTTGGTGAATCGACACCAAGATCGGTGTACAAATTCTGTTCATAAGCCCACCAAAGAGCTTGTATTTGAGCTGGCTCATAACCGAGGTCCCCAGCGATTTGAACTATAATTTCGTCCTGTATAGCTCTTTCATTCGCATCAGCTGGTTGACTTAGTATATCACCATTAGGAGCGTACAAACGCCCAATGATTCTATTCCAACCCCTAGTAAACCACTCATCTTTTGTAGTTTTAATCTCATTTCCAGTGTTGTTCAACATAAAAGGACCAAATTTAGGACCTAAAACTTGAGACCCATAGACCATACCATCAGCATCGGCATATGCGTCACTCATAGACCCCAAATTAGCTGCATAAGACCCATCTTTATTT